GTAGGTGATATTATCTATCTACAAGAAGCTGACGGTCAGAAATATCGTATTACTGCTCTCGCTAGTCTTAATGCGACCATCGTAAGATACCCAACCACCACAGCAACAGGTCTTGCTTCTGCAATTACTTCTGGTACTAATGTTGACCGTGAGTGGCGTTGGTCAGATCAGTTTGAACGTGCTCCTGGCACATCACAGTATGCAACAGACCGTGGCGGTTCAAATGACGAATTGCATATCATTATGGTTGACGAAAATGCCGGTATCTCTGGTGTTGAAAATGAAGTCCTTGAGAAGTTTGAAGCACTATCTAAAGCTGCTGATGGTCTTACAGATGAAGGTAATGCTAACTATTATGCTGATGTACTCTACTTGAGTTCAGATTATGTTTACTGGATGGATCATCCAGCGGGCGCAACTAACTGGGGCTCTAATGCTGGTGCTACAACATTTGCCGCACCAACAGCTGCTCTTGATGCCTCAAGTTTGACCGGTGGTATTGGTGGTACAACAGCTCCTACTGAAGGCCAAAGACAACTTGCTTATAGCAGACACTTTTCAGATCCTGATATCGAAGATGTCAACATACTTCTTGCTGGTCCTGCTACTGTAGATAACGCTGGTGGTACAGTTCACGGTGTGTTTATGACTGATTTGGTTGAAAAACGTAAGGATTGTGTTGCTTGTATCTCACCTGATAAGAGTGATGTTGTTAATGTAAACAATTCGTATACTCAGTCCACGAATGTCAAATCTTATTTTGATTTACTTAGTAGTTCCTCATATACAATATTTGATAGTGGATATACCAAACAGTATGACAAATACAATGATGTTTATCGTTGGATACCTCTAAATGGTCATATAGGTGGTTCTTGTGCTCGCACTGATTATCTTGAAGATCCATGGTGGTCACCTGCTGGTCTTACCCGCGGACAGATTCGTGGTTCAGTTGCAATCGCTTTTAATCCAGCACAAGTAGAACGTGATCTACTTTATCGTGCTCGAATTAATCCAGTTGTTACGTTCCCGGGCGAAGGTACAATGCTTTATGGTGACAAAACAGGATTGTCTAGAAATAGTGCTTTCAGTCGTATCAATGTGCGTCGTCTATTCCTCACAATCGAGGAGGCCATTAAGGTTGCTGCTCGGTCAGTGCTCTTTGAGTTCAATGACCAGTTTACAAGAGACAGCTTTAAGGCAATGGTTGATCCTTACTTGCGTGATGTTCAGTCTCGCCGTGGTATCATCGACTACTTAATTGTTTGTGATGAAACAAATAATACAGGTCAAGTCATTGATAACAATGAGTTCCGGGCTGATTTTTATATCAAACCAGCAAGGTCAATCAACTTTGTAACACTAACCTTCATTGCAACCCGCACAGGTGTGGATTTCGCTGAAGTAGTTGGTCGGGCATAAGGGGGTAATGAAAAATGGCTAATCTAAATACATTTGTTCAAAAACTCGCCGTTGGCGGTGCTCGTGCTAAGCAATTTGAAGTTAGTATCACGGGCTGTCCTTTTGCTGCAACAGACTTGTTTACATTTCTGTGTCGTGGTGCCCAAGTTCCTGCTCAGACAATTGGTGAAGTTCCTGTACCTTATCGTGGTCGTCAGATTTATGTAGCTGGTGACCGTATGTTTGATGCGTGGACTGTAACCGTATTCTCTGATGCGGCTTGGAATATCAGAAGTCAGTTGGAACAGTGGTCAAATCTCATGCAAAATATGGGATCTGATACAACTGGTGCAACATCTCCTGAAGCTTATTATGGAACAGCTGAGGTTCGTCAAATGGATCGTAATGAGGCAACAGTTAATACATATTCTTTGTATCAAATTTGGCCTACAGTTATAGATCCTATTGATCTCGCTTATGACACAAATGATGTTATTGAAGAATTTGGTGTCACATGGCGCTTTAACTATATGACTTCATCCGGAGGCGGTGGTACAGTCTAAATAATACTCGACCATAAACTTGTATAAATAGTTATATGGCAGAATTATTTGGATATGAAATAAACAGGAAGAAAGAGGCGGCAAAGGGTAAATCCTTTGTCGCCCCTTCCGACGAAGAAGGTACACTAGATATTGCTGGTGGTGCTGGCTTTTTTAGTCAGTATGTCAATCTTGACAAGTCAGCGAAGAATGACTGGGACCTAATTCGTAAGTATCGTACAACATCTGAAGCTCCAGAGTGCGATCAAGCAATTGAAGATATTGTCAACGAGTCTATTACAGCTGACGAAACAAACAGTTCCGTAAAACTCGACCTTGACCAGGTAGACTTGTCCAAGTCTATCAAAAGTAAAATCGTAACAGAGTTTGATGAAGTTCTACGTTTGTTAGAATGGAAACATCGTGCGCACGATGTCTTTCGTCGTTGGTATGTTGATGGGCGTTTGTTCTATCATAAGATGATTGATGAGAAACAGTCACGAAAAGGTATCACTGAACTACGTTACATCGACCCCAAGTTTATCAAGAAGGTTCGCCTTGTAGAGAAAGATAAAGGCAGTCAGAAAAGTGAGGGTATGGATTTAGTCAAGCGAGTTCAAGAGTTTTACATTTATAATGAAGCAGGTGTTTATCCCGGTCTAACAGGTATCGGTGGTCCCGGTGTAAAGAATTCACAGGGTCTCAAAGTTTCGCCTGACAGTATTGCTTATTGCACATCTGGTATCTTCAATCCAACAACTAAACAAGTTTACGGTTATTTGCATAAGGCAATCAAACCAACAAACCAACTCCGCATGATGGAAGATGCGACAGTTATCTATCGTATCAGTCGAGCACCAGAACGGAGAATCTTCTACATTGACGTAGGCAATCTACCCAAACCTAAAGCAGAAGCTTATCTCAAAGATGTGATGAGTCGTTATCGCAATAAGGTAGTATATGATGGTTCTACTGGTGAGGTCAAAGATGACCGTAACCAAATGTCTATGTTAGAGGACTTCTGGTTGCCACGACGAGAAGGTGGACGAGGTACAGAGATTACAACCTTACCCGCCGGTCAGAACTTAGGCGAGATGGAAGATGTACAATATTTCCAAGAAAAACTTTACAAGTCTCTCAACATTCCTATCTCACGATTGCAATCTGATTCTGGTTTCAATATGGGTCGATCAGCGGAGATTACACGGGACGAAATAAAGTTTACAAAGTTTATTCAGAGATTGCGAAAACGATTCTCTCTATTGTTCCAAGACTTACTCAAGACTCAGTGTGTACTGAAAGGTATTATGACTGCTGAAGATTGGGAGGAGATGAAAGAAGGTATTATCTTTGACTTCAATGATGACAATCATTTCTTTGAATTAAAAGATGCGGAACTTCTAGAGTCGCGAATCAATCAGTTAAATGCAGTCACAGAGTATGTTGGTACATATTATTCTATCGAATGGGTGAGAAAAAATATTCTTAAACAAACCAAAGAAGAAATGGAACAGATTAATAAACAGATTGAAGATGAGAAAAATACAGGCCAAGTTGATCCTAATGCTGGTAGAGATATGGGTGGTCCAGAAGGTGGATTCGGTGATCCAAGTCGAGGTGTAGAACAAGAACCCGATTGGAATAACCCTGATAACTGGGAAGATGATGGTGATGAGCCCGAGGATGAGGCTGCATAAAAATTATTAATAATAAATATTAGAAAACTATAAGGAGATATTATTATGGCAAACAGTAGAGATATTATTGGTGCTGTTTCAAACGGTGATCTAAACAAGGCTAATGACATTTTCAATGATGTTATGGCTGCAAAGGCATCTGATGCTTGGGACGCTGCCCGTATGGACGTGGCTCGTACAGCATTTGATGATGTTACTCCAGAGGTTACTGATGAACCGGTAGACACTGGTATCACAGGTGATCCTGAGGAAGTTCCCGAAGAGGAAACAGAGGAATAATAAATGAAACTAATATCAGAACACATTGATAGTGTTGAATACCTAGTCGAAAAAACCGATGACGGTCCTAAAAACTATCGCATCAAAGGTGTGTTCATGCAGGCGGAGATGAAGAACCGTAATGGTCGTATGTATCCTATGTCTGTATTAGAGAAAGAGGTTAGTCGATATAACAAAGAGTATGTCAACCAGAACCGAGCCTTTGGTGAGTTGGGACATCCTGATGGTCCAACTGTTAATCTAGAAAGGGTATCACATATGATTACCGATTTGCATCCTGATGGCAAGAACTTTATCGGCGAAGCAAAGGTAATGGATACACCTTACGGAAAAATCGTAAAGAATCTTATTGATGAGGGTGCCAAACTTGGTGTTTCGTCAAGAGGCATGGGTTCATTAGAGCCTCGCCGAGATATGCAGGTGGTCAAAGATGATTTTTATCTGGCTACTGCGGCCGACATCGTTGCAGATCCTTCTGCTCCTAATGCTTTCGTGGAAGGCATCATGGAAGGCAAGGAGTGGGTTTGGGACAACGGCATTATAAAAGAAATGGATATTGAATCATATAAAAGACAATTGAAGGTGAAATACGCAAAACGCTCTGCTCAGGTTGAAAATCGCGTAAAAGTGTTTGAAGATTTCATGTCAAAAATCTGAATATGATAAATAACTAATATTCTAACACAATAAGGGAGTTATCTAACAATGACAGATATCAACACCGAGCTAGAGCATATCGCTGAAGAAGAATTTGAAAGCGATACGCAACTAGACGAAGTAGCCGCAGATGCCCCAAAGAAAGGTGCCGCCCCAGCTGAGAAAATGGATTCAGTTGAAGGTGAACGCCAAGATATGGGCCCTGCCGTTGTGTCTCCCGATGCCCCAAGTGATCCAGGCAAAGAAGCTTCTAAAAAAGTAAGTAAGGCTTCACCTCCAAAGACGAAACCATCTAACGCATCAGCAAAGATGGAAGAAGTCGAGGAAGATGAAGTTGAAGAAGTGATTGCTGAGACACCTGAGGTAGAGGAAGAGTCGATTGATGAGCGTATCGCTGCTATGGATCTTTCTGATGATGTTTCTGCTCTAACCGATACAGACGGTCTAGAGGAAGAGTTTAAGAAGAAGGCTGCAACAATTTTTGAAGCTGCTATTCGGATGAAACTCAAAGAAGAAATGACTCATTTAGAGGAGAAGTACGAAGCAAAACTCGCCACTCAAATTGAAGAGGCGCAAGAACAAATGGCTGAGAAAGTCGATGACTATCTCAACTATGTTGTAGAAGAATGGATGAAAGTCAATGAGGTTGCTATGGAGCACAAGCTCAAAGCAGAAATCGCAGAAGGCTTTATGACCGATTTGAAAGGTCTCTTTGAACAGCACAATATTTCTGTTCCTGAAGAACAGTTCGATATGCTCGACGCAGCAGCTGATAAGGTTGCCGAACTTGAGGATAAACTGAACGAAGCTCTTGAGCATAACATGGAGTTGACCAAAGTAAATGCCAATCTAAAACGGACAGACATTCTACTAGACGTAGCTTCTGATCTTGCTGATACAGAAGTAGAAAAGTTTGCTGGTCTAACAGAAAATATCGAATACACGAGCGAAGAGGACTTTCGTGAGAAAGTTGAAACAATCAAGGAAGGATATTTTCCAAAGGCAACAGCAACACAACCAAGTGATGATACTGCAGCACCAGTAGAAGGAACAGAAGAAATTGATCTTTCCGACACAATGGGCGCTTATATGTCTGCTATCTCACGAACTCACCTCCGTGGGAAAGCGGAAGAAGCTTAAAAGTTTTACACACAAAAAAGGGAGAAAACAAAAATGTTTCAAACGGAACAACTACAGGAGAAGTGGCAGCCAGTACTAGGTCACCCTGATCTTCCCGAGATTAAGGACCCTTATCGTCGGGCAGTCACTACTGTAATCCTGGAAAACCAAGAGCGTGCAATGAAGGAAGATGCAGATTTCCTTCGCGAAGCCGCTCCAAACAACGCAACTGGCTCTGGTGTCAGCAATTGGGATCCAATCCTAATTTCGCTCGTTCGTCGTGCCATGCCTTCACTTATTGCTTATGATATCTGCGGCGTTCAGCCAATGACAGGCCCCACAGGTCTTATCTTCGCAATGAAGGCACGTTACACATCACAGGCTGGTACAGAAGCCCTGTTTAATGAAGCCGATACCTCATTTGGTGGTACAGGTACTCATACAGGTTCTGACGTACTTAAAGCTCTAAGTGCTGGTAACTTCTCAACCGGTACAGCAATGTCCACAGCTGCTGCTGAAGCCCTAGGCGACAGTGCTGCTAACGCTTTTGCTGAAATGGCATTCAGCATCGACAAGGCCACCGTAACTGCAAAGTCACGGGCCCTTAAAGCTGAATACACGATGGAACTTGCTCAGGACCTCAAAGCTATTCATGGTCTGGACGCAGAAACAGAACTTGCTAACATCCTAAGTTCTGAAATTCTTGCTGAAATCAACCGTGAAGTAGTCCGTACAATCTATCGTAACTCCAAGCAGGGTGCCGCTCGCGACACCACAACTGCTGGTATTTTCGATCTTAATACAGACTCTAACGGTCGGTGGTCGGTTGAAAAATTCAAAGGCCTCATGTTCTCTATCGAGCGTGATGCTAACGTGATTGCTCGTGACACACGCCGCGGAAAGGGTAACATTATCCTTTGCTCTGCTGACGTTGCTTCTGCTCTTACAATGGCAGGTCTTTTGGACTATCAGTCAGCTCTATCTGATAACCTCAATGTTGACTCAACAGGTAACACATTCGCTGGTACATTGAATGGTCGCTTCAAAGTCTACGTTGATCCTTACATGAACATGGGTGTTCCTTATAGTGGTTCAGGTGCTTCTACAAACCAATACTATGTTGTTGGTTACAAGGGTACAAGCCCATATGACGCAGGCCTGTTCTACTGCCCCTACGTTCCATTGCAGATGGTTCGTGCAGTCGGCGAGAACAGCTTCCAGCCAAAAATAGGGTGCAAGACCAGATACGGTCTACAGGTCAATCCTTTTGCTGAGAGTTCTGCTGCTACTAGCGGTTCTGG